CACGTTAATGTGTTAAAAGATACTCTCTATTAGAGATTTTGTAAGTTTACTAATAATAACTAAATAATAGTAACTCAATGGATAACTAGCTTTGCCTTAGGTAATCAATAGGCCTATGAGCATCCAAATGGTTATGTTAATGGCACATCTCTAATAGAACGTGAGTTAGGATCTAAAAGCTGGTAGATTAGAATGGTATAACCCTTGACAGAAATTTTTGTATAATATAGTCATCCGCTGGAATATATGTTAACAACAGACCCAGAAATACCACTTATACAGACATTCTTGATAGTAAGAGTCATAATGCATTTATTATATGGAATGACAGACATATTCAAATACTGGGATGCTTCCGCTAAAGACCATTAAATTATACACGATCTATAATTATATGACCAAGTTGATTACTTCTATTTATCGCTGCATAAACATTATGACTTGTTGGAAGATGAAAAACATAAGAAATATATGTACGCATATTATCAATAGGGTAAATACAAGACAGTTTATACTAAGGGAATGCATATTACACACAACAACAGGATATTTAAATACCAAGGGGTAGATTATAATTATGGTTTCGTTTAACAATAAAGAGTCAATAGTTATGAATAATTTTAATATGTTTCTGCTGGTATAAATGCACATAGGATACCGGATACAAATTAAGATATATTTAAACAAATAAAAAGTTTGTTGTATACAGATAAAACACTAAAGAGGATTCCTAGTATAGTAATTAGTTTAACGAATAATATGTATCCTATTCTACAAAGTATAAAGAAGAAAGTTATAGACTTCTATTAAGACCCAGTCATATAAAATAATTTGTAAGGATTAAGAACTAAGAAACAATACTTATTCAAATATAACTTACGAAAAAATGTTATGAATTATAAGAGCAGAGTATTTATTCACACAGATCATAGAATACCAATAGCTGAATAAAATAGGATCATGCAAAACGAACAACCGGTGATTACAGATTTATTAGTCTCAGGTCCTTAATTTTATGGAATAGAATACTACTCGTATTGTCCAAGATTATTAACGAATAAGCTTTCAGCTCTTAGTAGACATATGTCTTAATCTGCTACACCATGTCCTTATTATATTAATTAATTGAAACTGCATACATAAGGTATACTTAATCAGTATAATTAGCAAGACGTACTAGAACTGATTTAGAAAGTGGGCAATTACTCTTTTGGAGATTATATATAAGAGAGAAACTAATTTACCAGTTCCAAATTAACTAAAATTCGAAGTGTATATAATAGATAAATGTCACATGATTGTAAAAAATCGGACTTTAGAATATAGTTGTATGCTAACGCTAAGAAAGAAACACTTGTATAGAAATAATATTATCATATTGATAATAATATTATTTATACTAAAGATTCAGAACCTAGACTATTCTTAGCACCTAATCACTAAGCTTCAGCCTTACCAGCGTATGTAGCAGCTTTTATGATAAAAGTAATGAAAATAATGTTTCCAGGTTTTATACACGGTATGAATAGTGAACAATTTATAGAAAAGAA